GAGGCAGACTTAGAGTTAAACCCTACGCCAGCAGCATAAGCATTTTGAAGGTTCTCATACATTGGGTGAGTCAAACGCTGCTTGATGGCGTAGAGAAAGTCGGCTGCAAGTTGCTGGGTCTGTGAGACTATCAGCACTCTAAAGTTAGGATTACGGGCTACCTGCCAGGTTACGTAGTCCACCGTGATTGTGATGGACTTGGCGTGGTTGGGCGGGATGTTAATAAGGATACGGTTGTTAGCCAGCCCTGATTCAAACTTCATCGATGGGTGTAGCCAGGAAGGTTCCTTGCCTTCGATCATATCGACAAGGTTTTGCTGGTGGGGGAAGGTCTTAGAGTTAAGAAAGCGTTGGCGAAACTCGGCAAATGAAATGTCGTGGACATCGCCAGAGGCAAAGGCTTTATCCTTTAGTCCTAGGCGGGTTCGGTCAATCTTGTCTGTAAAGATCTTGTCGGTACGTCGGTAGTACTCGTATGTCTTCATAGACTTACCTGCCGATAGGCAGGCTTGTTCAATGGTCATACCCTCAGCTACACATCCTAAGATGATTCGCTTTGCTATATCTGCTGAGTTCTCAGCCATTGGATCTCCAGTATCTCATTGGGTTATAGGTAGACTACACCCAATTAAAAGTCGTGCTTGGCACGACATCAGTTACCGTAAGCTCCCGAGCAAGCTACAGCGTAGCGAGGGGTAAGTCAGGGCTCGTCCTAGGGACTCGCGTAGGGTAACCGTAGCGAGTCGGTACGGGGCTATCACAATTACCGCCCCTACTGTATATAAGGCAGAAAAAAAACTTCATTTCCTGCCTATGGTATAAAGTATTTTAATAATGTGACTAACGTCACTATAAATACGGTACAAAATAGGACATTAGTAAGTGATCTGGTTCACTTTAGGAAATATATCTGTAGTGGGTACATACAGTACTACGGTACATAACTTAACACCTAGGGGTCTTGTTTTCGCTGCGGGTCGTCTTTTGGCGGGCGTACCGTCTGCCTTGCCCGTACCGTACCGCTATCTCCAATGAGAGGGCTCGCTCACCTTTCGGCAAGGTTTCGCGCCCCCGTATCGGTGACCGACTGGCAACAACAACAACCCATCCAAGGAATTAAACATCCACTTTCCACCGACCCAGCCGAGCTTTGATACCTCGCGCCAAGTTACCAACGAGTAACATAACCCGCGAAAATAGTTGAACATTCAACCATTCACCCGTTTCATTCTCAGGATTCACCCAGCAAATCCCCTGCTGAAAGTTATCAAACTGTAACCAAATAAATGCCAAATGAGCTTTACATACGGTAGACACCCGTATACATTTCTCTCATCAGCTCGCACGAGTTGAATTAACCTACGAGGAGTAACAAGATGACAAAGAAGAAGAACTGCCCAACAGGACAACATCCTGTTTGCATCGCATCAGATAGCAAGCTCTCAGAGTGCGTCTGCTGGTGTGCACAATGTAAAGAAATGATGGCAGAAATCAAAGCAGCTTACAAGAAGAACAAGCAGGCAATTATCGCAGAGATTAAGGAATGGGCATAATGACACGCAAAGATTATCAGCTAATCGCCCAAGTGTTTGCAAATGTTGGCGAGATGGTAGAACTGTCCGAGACAATCGGGGCGGATCTAGCTCGCAACCTAGCCGACGCACTGCAAGCAGACAACCCACGCTTTGACCGCGCCCGCTTCCTAGAAGCTTGCGGGGTGAAGTAATGGAGACCGCAACGAAGGCGACCTTAGCGGTCGGGGGCGTATTCCTTGCCCTAATCGTGGCAATGTTGGCAACACTAGGAACGGCGCAGGGATGCGCCACGGGTGAGACTCAGCAGCTCATCACATACCAGAACTCACAACACGGCGAATGGGTCACTGAACCCGTCTATGCAGACTGCGAGGGGAACTGATGAGTGTGTTTGCCTATGTCGTCAATAATGAAATGTTGTGCCCTAAGTGCGGGAACGGTAAGGAAGGAGCGCAAGAGTGCCAGCGCAGTGAGTACTCGTTTGGATACGAGGTAATTGGGTGCTATCAGTGCGGGGAGACTCTTAAGACGCCGTTTTAAGCAAGACCGCCCCCGCGCTACGGGCTACGGGTTCACAATCCGACGGGGGCACAAGGTAAGGGGCAAGACCGCCCCGCCTAAGCCTAGGAAGGGGCTATGCAATGACAACAATCCACGCGGGAGACCGCACCAGCGGGTGCGCTGACTGCGCCAAGAATGACCCAATACTGCGCGAGGAAGGCGCACTCTCTTGGTTGGCAGAAGCGACTCCAACATACGCCGAGAACGTGGGCGAGCTTTACCACTGGGCAAGCAATTATAACAACTTCAGCCCATTTCGTAAGTTCCTCGACCTAATCGGTTACACGGAGGAGATGTACGGGGAAGAGATGCCCCTCTCAAACTGGGAGCGCCCAAGCTTTGAACTGGGCTATGTAGAACTCGCCAAGCTGGGCGAAGCTTTGACCGAGTACGCAAACCGCCCGCAAGAGGTGACCCGATTCATCGCTGAATTGCTAGAAGTAGAACAGGAGCACGGACTATGAGCACAACAATGGAGGACTTGCGCCGTTTGGTTGGCGTGTTGGAGGAGCTAGTCAAACCCTTATTTGAAGGGGAGGAAGTGGTGGCGACTTACGAGTCAAACAAGCGCCCGCACTTGGTACTTCAAGAGGGGAGCAGGACATACGGGCGAGCCTTTCGCGTCTTCTTCTCAGGAGGAAGTCACTACGGCTCAGGACACTGGGAGCCTCGCGGGTTCAGTGACTATCTAGGAGGGACGAAGTCAGAAGCAGAGCGAACTCTGCGGAGCTTAATTGCAGGGATAAGAACAGGTCAGATGATCTCAGAGAAGGAGGGTAAAGCGTGAGAATGAAACAATGGGAACCAGCACTCACCAAAGAGGAGTGCAACAAGGGTGAATTAGGCGCTTGTTATTGTGGCGAGTGCGAAAGTATAAGCTGGGGAGAGTTGGCAGAGCTGACTCACACCACGCAGGTGGAGAGGTTCAACTTCTGTATGTGCGAGGACAACGAGGGACAAGAGAACCCTTACGAGGACTGCCCAAGGCAGGAGGAGAAGGCGTGAGCAGAGAGTTAGAAGTATTAAGAGAAGAGTATTGGAGAGTGAGGGCTAACCCTATCTTTGATAACCCCGCCGATTATTGCATCCTGTTAGACCTCATAATTGACAGGATTGAAGTACTAGAAGGAGAAGAAGATGTTCAATGATGCGGTAGTTTTGTGGGGTTTGCTGTTAGTATACGGTATTCCAATCGTCACCGTGGCGTATTGGTTGGAGAAGATGATGAGCAAAGGAGAAGAAGATGAGTGAGCAGGAGAAGATGGCGCAGTTTGTTTTTACAGTAGTGATTGCACCCGCAAACAAGAGCTTTGATGTGGAGTTGTGGGACTTTGCAGGGGAAGAACCCAAGCAACTATCAACAGGACGGGCAACCAACTGGCGCACGGCGTTAGGCGAAGCCCTATCTAAGATTGAACTACCAGTAGACAAGGTAGAGAAGACGATCAACGATGTAATCAAGGAGGGAGAAGAGAATGAGTTATGAACCACCACTAAATGACCCTGTATTTGAAGAAGACGAGGACGAGGAACTCAGCCCTGAGTTTGATACATTAGAAGAAGCAGAGGGGGAGAACTAATGTCTGAACCTACGGTAGACTACTGGAAAGCAAAGGCAGAGCTTTGTCGTGACCTTGCGATAATGCAGATGCACGATGAAGAGATGGAGAAGGAGGCAGGGATGAACTTGATGCGTATGGTTCACGCCTTGTCTATGGTAGATACATTCAACAAAGGAGGAGAAGATGACAATTAAAGAGATTGAACTGGAGTACACCGTCTATAACCTCGTGAAATTATCACGCAAGGTATACGGAGACAACGCTGATGAGTACCTTGCAGGTAGACTGGAAAGCATCATCACCTACAAGCAAATGAAAGCCCTAATTGACAGTCTAAAGGAGGAAGTAAGTGAGTGAGGATAACGTGGTGGGATTCCACCCAAAGAATAAACTGGTAAACTTCTACGAGATAGCAACCGAAGATGGCAACGCAGTATGGGGAGGGGAAGACCCACATAGCGCAGTCCAATGGCTACGCCAAGCACCCTTGAACTCACGCCTATTAGTGTCCTGCTGGGAGGCAGGAGAAGAGGATGCTCGCTTGATAATCGAACCCATTGACATCACAAAGATCGTCTTTGCAGTAATGGCAGGTGTGCAATGACCCTTGTTCTAGGCTTAATTGTTGTGATGCTAGTAGCTTATGTGTTGATTGTATGGGAGGACAAGACAAACAATGGAGACAAATAAGAGGTTGCGTGGTGCTGCTAACCAAGCGGTGCGCCAACGCAATTACAGAAGGGCAAGAGACCGTGCGCTAGTGCGCCTTGCTCATCTTTATCCTGATACCTATAAGCAGTTGCTCGAAATGGAGAAGAAGACAGATGAACAAGAAGGCAAGACGTGGGTTGACATTGACGGTAATACTATCCCTGTTGTTGGTGTTCGTATCCGCACAGCAGACGGACGAGGTGCCCCTATCCTCAAAGAAAACATTCATAGAAGCACGAACCAAAGCAACGATGGAGGAGAAGCGTGAGAACAGAAAACTTGCATACAAATTTAGTAGAGCTCTCGGTTATACGAGAACAGAAACGATGTGCCTCCTACGACTTTGGACCCGTGAATCCCGCTTCGACCACCTTGGTTTCCCAAAGAACTCTAAGGGAGAACCAATTAGCTCAGCTTTCGGAATTGCTCAACTCCTTAGAGAGCGTAGTAGAGAGCCTGAACTACAAATCCTTCACGGCCTACGATACATTGGTCATCGCTACGGAGGGAGTGCGTGTCGCGCTCTCAGCCATAGTGACAGAAGAGGCTGGTACTGATACAGTTTGAACCGCTCACCTCTTCCGAGTAACAAGAACCTCACCGTTAAGCTTTCGCGGTGGGGTTCTTTACTTGTCGGTGGTGTAGAAGCCTTTACCCTTGAAGGTTATGGCAGGTGAGTCCCACTTACGAATCATTGGGATGTGGCAATCAAAGCAGGATGGTTCACGTGGTTCCTCGTGGATACTGCGTTCAATAGTTATCTCACCATTGCAATCAGGGCAACGATAGTCGTACTGCATCAGAGCTTCACCGCCTCTTCGATAGGTAGATAACCTACTAACTTGCTGACCTTGTTAGAACGTGAGAACTCAGTCGTCGCAGGCATCCAATGACTAAACCACTCTGGTTCTGCCACTTCCATCAGGTCAAAAGAAAAGACCCCTTCTGGGGTCGAGTTAATGTAGAACGGAACTAGATCTCGCTCTGCTGCTTGGGTGATGAGCTTGCGGTACTTCATCTCCTCAATCAGTAGCGTGGGATAGTGGGTGTTGCGACACTTCAACTCTATGTATGCGTTCGAGTCACGACTAATGCAATCGAAGGAGTCATAGATACCCTCTGACTTTTGCAGGTCAGGGTACTTGTTATCCAGCAAGAATAAGAATAGATCAATCTCTTTCATTGCCAAGGGTTGTCACCACCCAAACCATTCTGCACCTTGCGTAATGCGCTGGTACATCTACGATCTGCGGTAGATACTGCACACTCTAGTAAGCCTGCCACCTGTTGCAAGGTAAGTCCCTCGTGGTAGCGCATACGAAGTATGGTCTGGTCTTCTGCTTCAAGCTTTAAGTATGAACGCTTGACATCAATCAAGGTAGCAAGCAGGTTGCCGCCCTCTGCTGGAACGCTAGGTTTCTTAGGTGAGCCATCGTTGATAAGGTTCTGTGCCTGCTCTAGTACCGTGTCATCTACAATGGATGCGATTACGTGAGGCAAGACCTGTGCAATCATAGCTGTATCGTAGAAGGCTTCATCACCTGTGCGATAGCCAGACTTGGCTGCCTTCTCTTTGCGAGCATAGCGTTCAGCAGCACGTTTCATTTGCCACCCAATGCGCTTCTCGTAGATGACACGTTGAACTGCATTAGGTTCGTTCAACATCTCATCGAATTGTTTGCTACGTGTTAATGCCCAAGCAAGACACTCTTGCAGTACATCATCTCGTTCTACGTAGCCACGAAAGCGGCGAGCTATTGCACTAGCAACGCTAGGTGCTATGTCATAAATAGATTTATGTAGCTCAGTCACAGTCTGCCTCTGGAACTTCAGGCCATTTGCCATCAAGCACCATCATTGCAATAGCTGAGTAGTTCAGTAGGTCTATGAATGAATCACGCAGGGACTCGTTGCTTGGCTTAACGCCAGAGTCTAGTAAGTTATTGATGCGAGCTATCTTGTCCCACATACGTACACGCAGACCATTAAGTGGTCCACCTGGTGAGTGAGCAATGTTCTTTGGACCGTAGTCGTGATGCTTACGCACCAGTAGGTTACCTGCTTGATCCATAATGCGCCAGACATCAGCAACAAACGCCTCATCTACCTTGCTGGTGTAGGACGGACTAACAAAGTCTCGGTTTCCATATTGATCTCCAGGATCTGGAAGCCCATATGCTGCAAAATCTGTACCATTTGTAGCCATTCGTCCCTACTCATCCTTTTGTCCTAGTAACAAAGCCTTCGTTGCATCAGCACCATTGGCCAGATAGAAGTCATTGATGTCCATTGATGGGGGTAATGTTACTATTGTACTATTTGTTACCTCTTGTGCGACACGCTTAGAGAACTCAGCACCTGGGTTGGTACCATCTTCCTTGATGTCATTGTCACCGATAACAAAGATGTTGTCATAGCCAGCAAAGAGCTTGACAAAGTGTGGCTTCCAAGCCTGAACTCCAGGTACACCTACTGCTGGTATGCCCACTAGACCAGACAAGATCACCGTATCTAACTCACCCTCGCATACTGCAATGTAAGAGCTATCAATGGTGATGTCACCTACGTTATATAGGTGTGCCTTCTGCCCTGTTGGAGATCCATACTTGGGCTTGCCATCATCTAATCGTCTGAACTTGAAGCCTACGCACAGACCATTGGCTGTGATGTAGGGTATAGAAAGCCAGCCCGTGTGCGTTTCGTGACCATTGATTGGATCTGTTACAACACCCAACGAAAACTGTTGGGCAACAGCATCAGATATCCCACGTCCTTCGAGATAGTTTAGAGCCTCTTCGTTTATTGCCTGACTGTAACGGTTCGCCGCTTCCAGCAGTGATTTCGATTGCACGATTGAGGGCATCCTTAAACTCCAAATTCTCTATGTGCATAACAACATCTACTGAACTGCCACCCTTACCGCAGGTATGGCAGAAGTAGAGGTTGTCATACGTGTTCATTACAGCACTACGTCTACTGTCTGTATGTATACAGCAACGAACCGCTGCTGACTTGCCTTCTCTTACTTCTCCACCGTAATAGGAAACAATAGTTCCTATGGGGATTGAAGTTGCATCAACGGAACCTTTGTGTCTACCCGCTTTACGTACCCTGGACCAGTCTTGTGCTGGCATACACACCCCTTGTCATCACACTTATCGTGCCAATGAGCTGAACGTTTGTAGTGAGCAAGAGTGTTCTCTTCTCCGCCCTTATGACAGTTCTGGCAGATCATCTTCTTCTTCTATATACTCTGCTGTTGCTTCTTCTGCATCAGCTTCAACGATTGCTTCATCTAGTTCTACAACTGGTTCTGTCCAAGTATCTGTACCTGTGATTACACCTTCTGGAACTGGCATTACTGTTTCTCCTTTAACCATTGAGTTAAGTCTTGGATTACCCAAGCCTGATCTATTGAAGAGTTGCGACGCTTAACTACCACGTATGACAGAGGAACTTCCCCAAGACCCCTTGCCTTCGCATAGTTAAGCGCCTCAACTTGTGCTTCTCTCCAGAACTCAGGCAGGGAAAGCGTCTGCCTGTTCTTGAGTTCAAGGATATAGGTTTCTCCAGATACGATAACAACCATATCTCCCTCATCCTTTGCCCCAGCTTTTGTCAGACGCTCTGCAGTTACACCTTTACCGCGTAACCATTTCATTACATCTGTCTCGAACTGAGAACCTTTGCGTCCATTCTTGTTAGCCATTGAACACTAAACTTTCCATAGGATTAAGGTGTGCAACTGGTACATACCAAGTCCTATCATTGTATCTCCACTCGTCACGCTTGCATTCAAACCCAAGCTTCCAGCCAATAGCTGTGTACTCAGGACCTTTCCATTCAGGCGCAACTCGTCGTGTCTTGTGACACAGACCATCAGACATCAACACATAGACAAGGTTATCATCATCTCTAGTTGAGTAACGCATCCCTCTTACTGGTGGAAATGAGTAACGAATCTCTCCAAATCCTGGGATGTCAAGCTCTGACTTCCATTTATTGTAGTGTGGAATGAAGTCGTTCTTACCGACCATACGTGCGAATGCAAGTTCTGATCCTGCGCAAACGACGTGCTGCCACGTTTCCCATAGGTCACCCTCTGAGTAATTGATGTTCTTCGTTGGGTCACCAAAGTATGGCTTCTGTCTTTGGTATCCGACTTCAACACAAGTGGCTTCCTCTTCTACTGTTAGAGCGTATTTAGATATGACCATATCCACGTTCCTCTGCATAGGCACGAAGGTAGGCCCTACCCTGTGCATCATCATCTCCTATTTGGCAAGCAGCAAAGTTTACAAACAGCGATGCCCATTGAGAAGCATCAGCAAAGTGTGGACCGAAGCGATTCTTTACTGATGCTACACGCAATATACCTTGCGATGGATCGTAGCCAAGTGTGAGCATTAAGCTCGGCAATTGACTGACCTTTCCGTGAATCGCACGTCTAGGTGGTGGCATCATAGGAGAACCATACTCTGATTGTTCTGATACGTGATGGAGTACTAAGACGCAAGCCTCTGTCTTACGTGCCATATCGTGCAACTCCATCATAATTGCACGTAGCCCTGCCCACTCATTGTCTGTTTCAGCAGCAACATTCATTAGGTTATCTATGACAATCAACTCTGGTGCTATTCCATAGAGTTCGACATAGGCTTTAATCTCCATCTCAATATCATCAAGAGACGGACTGGAGTCAAAGACCCATTGGATGTGTGATGTGTTGACTAAGTGTTCTGAATAATAGTTAGCTCTTTTTTCTATGTTCTGTTCCACAGCCAACTGGCTATGGCCCGATAGGTGTGCAGCAGCGCGAATCATTACTGTCGCTGTGTCTGTATCGGCGGAGAAGAACAGCGTTGGCACCTGCGCTTTGATGGCATAGATCAATGCGAACATTGACTTACCAGCGTTAGGTGCTGCAGCTACCATACATACTTGACCACGACGAAACTTGATAGATTGCTTAACTAAATTTTTCCACACATCAGGTAGTGGTGTGGCCCTAGTGGTCACTCCACTCCAAGCGCGGGAAAGTTTAAGCACTCTTATCCTCTTCTAGTTTTATGTTTCGTTGTTTGCGAATCTGTCGTCGTTCGTGTCCTGTTAGTCCACCCCAGATACCGTGCTGTTCTTTACGGATACCCCACTCAGCGCACTCACTGGTGTGCTGACAACTCTTACAGATTTTCTTTGCTGCTGCGATATTGATGCGAACTAATTTGCCTTCGTTTTCCTGGTCAGGAAAGAATAGATCGCCACCTACTTGAGCACATAAAGGAACCTCAAACTCGTGCGGTTCCCGCATTTGCTAAGCCCAGATAGTTGAGCACTTATCTGTTGCACCCTTTGGTGCAGCACACATCCAGCCCTTCCAAGGGCCACGAGCAGAAGTACCTGTACGGAAGCTCATCACACCGTGCTTACAGCTTGGTGCCTGTCCTTCAACAACAGCAGGTGCAGCAACTGGTGTTGCATTAAATGACTCTGCAATAGATGCAACTGTTGGTGCTGGAGCAGATGCTCGTCCACCGTTTAGTTCAGCATCGGTAGCTTTGATAAGAGTTGAGACCATTGATAGATCGGTCAGACCTGTCTCTAGTTCCTTCACATCAGTTGCATAAAGATTGATAAGAGTTCCATTGCTTGTCTTGAAGTTAACTTGGAACTTTGTGTTTTCGTTTGCAGCCATTTACTTTCCTCCAGATTGTTTGATTGTTAACCTTAATTGCTGTGCACCCTGCTTAGTTGGTACGTAACCAAGTTTAGCAAGTACTTCATCTTTGTCTACTGATGTAGGTCCAGCTACGCTAAACCACTTGACTTGTATTCCAGTATCAGTAACTCCAGCGATGCCTTCAAGAGCTGACTTTAGTGAGTCTTTTTCTTTTGTCAACTCTTTGATCTTCTCATCTAATTGTAAGTATTTCATCGCATTAGTTGAAGCATCCTTGTCCTGGATTAACACCACTTCACTAGCGATACGTTCTTTTTTTAGACCAACGCATCCCATCTGCCCACTTGCGTCATAGTATTTGCAGTAGTGCTGGCAATAGTTTTCTTCGCGCTCTGGCTCTGGTGCTGTCTCTGATGCCTTGATGGCTTCTAACCAGTTCAATGCCTCTAGTGCCATTGACTCGTCGTAATCTTCTGTGTGTACCTTGACATCTCGCTCATCACCATCACGAGCTATAGCAACTAGCGATACACGCTTTACATCGTGACCGTTCTTTGCTAATAGATAACCATAGGTCTGAACCTGCCAACGCTGTTGTGTTGATGGGAAGTATGAAAGGTTCTTAACCTTGCTAGTCTTCCAGTCAATCACATCACCTGTCCCTGGTACGTAGCAGTCAATGTGTGCCTTCATCCCATTGTATTCAACTGATGTTTCAATCATTACATCTGGGTTATCTGCTAGTGCTCTTTCAATCTCTGCGTGGATAGCAGTACCCATAATCGCAGCAAGCTTCATCTCATTGTCGTTAGTCTCTGGCTGATCGTTAAGTCGGTACCACACCTTGCGACGACAGCCACCTAACTCTGATGGTCCTATCTGTACCTGTGTAGAACGTGAACGCTTCGCATCACCTGCACGTAGTGCAGTCAGTAGCAGTTCCTTTGGATCAGTTGCTGTCATCGTTAGCCTCTTCGTGTAATTTGTAAGCGAGTCTGCAAGCCTTCCAACCCATCTCATAAAAGTAATGAGCAGCGTATTCATCTGTCATTGCTATTGCTTTAATCTCCATAGTTACACCCTCTCCTGTACAACTAACTGTAAAGGTTTGCCAGTATTAGCGTCAAGCATCGAAGCAATTTCAACTGCTTTACGGGCGTGTCGCTTGGCGTAGGCTAGGTCAACATCAGGTTTGATAGCTGAATACAGGTAGCCAAGAGCGAGCTGACCACCAGAACCAATGCCATACGTTCCGTGATTTGCTTGGAAAAAAGAGAGATCACAAGCAATACGAAAGATATTGCCGTTAAAAGCAATGAGATAATCGAAGCCACCATCTTTGTCCACCTTGTTGTAGTCGTAGTTGTTGTCGTTAAATGCTGTAAGAATACTTGGGATAATTTTACGTCCCATAAATTGCGCTGGGTCCTCACCTCGATAGAGTGGTGGCTTCCAGTTGTAGGCAAGGATGTCACCAGGTCTGGTATCACCTGAGATTCCAATGAGATACTTACCCACCTCAAGAATCTTTGGCGTGGAAGTAGCAATGGTGACGAGGTTATCTTCGGTGATCTGACTATCAGCTACTAGAACAGCATAGTCAATTCCTTCTACTCCAACGATTGTGGTCATTGGGCAAGGCTACACCTAACGGCGTGTCGTCGCGTTAGCGACACCCTCTATGGCTACCATATGAGCCGTGAGGCGAATTACTGTAACGGGGAGCGAAGCTCCTAGCCGTCCGTCTGTGTGGTTCCGTCTACTCACCCTGCCTAAACTCTGGTCTAAACATACCCTTCCTGAGCCCTTTGGGGCCGATCTGCGGGGTTTAGGACCTATCCACGTGTGTCCGTGTGGGTCGCAGGTCTTTAACGTGATGTGTTCCTTTGAGGATAACGAGATGATCTGGTGGTTCCTGGATGGTACCTGTGTTAGTTGTGGGAACCTAGTGACCGTGCCTTGTCCTGCTGACGCTGAATAATTTTGTGGCACAAAAAAAGAAGCCCACTCCCCGTAGGGAGTGAGCCTCTTCGCCTCGCAGTTACTTCTTACTTGGCCCCGCGACCAAAGTCTGTAGCTGATGAGTCTAACCACTTGAGTACTGGACCTGCTGCACCTGATAGTGCTGCAAGACCCAATGTCTTAAGGTCAGTCTCGCCAACAAGGTAAAGTGCTACCGCAGCAGATGCTGCAGCACGAAACCAAGATAGTGCGATTTGTTTGAATTGTTCCATTACGGACTCCTTTGCTTTTACTTTGCACCGTGCAACTTGCAACAGGTACAAACCTCTTCCTTTGCCAACTTCTTTGTTGGCGCAGGTATTGCTTTGGCTTTAATCTGATTGATGATCTTTGGTTGATTCATCCACCAGAACCAAGGGCTAGTGTCATTGCCCATATCGTCATTGATTGATATATGTAAATGCTTATTGTGTGGGTTGCTACCCGTGTAATCTCTATTGCCCTGCTTAGCCTTTTCTGCAGACCAGATCTTTCCCTTGAATATCAGGTACTTAACTCGCTTGTCTTCTTTCAGCTTCTCAAAGATATCAATGCAATCAATCCCATTCTTAGGATCATCCGTTAGGTCTACTGCATAACCTGTGTTGTGGTCTGAGTTAGGACTCTGCTGGATGTGTGCTGCTGATGGTAGCAACCCATCTGAGGCTTTCTTCCGAGAAGGTGATATCGCTGTGGCTTGTCGAAGGACAGCAATAGCGGCAGGCGTGGCTTTCTTTACAACAGGTTTCATCTTGATTCATCATCCTTCTTCTTACTCTTGAGTCCATTGGCAGATACAATTCCAGCTAGAGTTCCAGTAAGGAACACAGTCAGGGTTGAAACTAAATCAATAAAGGCTGCATCATTAGGTGCTTGTTTCATTGGTTGAGTTACAAAAACTAAAGCCCAGAGTAATGAGAACACTGAGCCAGCAAATACGATTGCTAAGATGATGCCAATACTGACAATCAATCTAGCGTGGAGTTCTTCAGGTGTATATCTTTCAGGGCGCTTCATCAAATACCTCTGGTAGTAGATCAATAGTGCAGTTGCCTGTTACCTCGCATTGTGGAGGATTACACTCAGGCTTTTCCCAGTTCTCAAACTCTTGGCAGGGATACCTA